AAAGTAAAATATTTAAAAAGTAAAATATTTAAAAATAAAATAAATAATTAATATAATGAACAATGTAACTTTAGTTTCCGCTTTTATGACGAATATTACCACAAACGAGTGTTTAAAAACAAATGATAACTATAAAAAATATACAGAATATTGTATTCCTCTTTTACAAGCAAATATTAATAAAATAATTTTTATAGATGAAACGATTATAGATAGTTATAAATGTTATGAAAATCATAACACAAAAATTGTTCCATTTATTAAAGAATCTAGTTATTTATATGAAAATATAAATAGACTTGAAAATTTTCAACCCAATAGTAATAACCTAGAAAAAGATACAATACAATATATGTTTACACAATGTCATAAAACTGAGTGGATAAAATTAGCCATTGAAATGACTGATGATGATACAAATCAATTTGTTTGGGTAGATTTTGGAATAAAGCATATGTTTAATTGTTCTAATGAAGAATTTATTCAAAAGATAGAGAGATTAAAAGAATGCAACTATGATGCAGTTAGAATTGCAACAATTTGGAATATTAACTTAGAATATAATAAGAATATTTATAGAGATATATGTTGGTATTTTGGAGGTAGTGTGTTTGGAGGTAGCAGAACATTTTTACTAGAATTTGCGAATTCAATGAAATTAATTTGTTTAGAAATAATCAATACAAAACAAACAATTATGTGGGAAGTAAATATTTGGTATTTAATTTACCAACAAAATAGAGATTTATTTATGCTGTATGAATGTGATCACAATAATTCAATAATTGATAATTATTAAAATGAAAAAGTATAATATGTATTTTACTATACTTTTTAAAAATCTACTTTTATAAAAAGTAGAGCAAAATAATGTTAAAAATTTGGCTCCACATCTACTTTTATAAAAAGTAGAGCAAAATAATGTTAAAAATTTGGCTCCACATCTACTTTTATAAAAAGTAGAGCAAAATAATGTTAAAAATTTGGCTCCACATTTACTTTTATAAAAAGTAGAGCAAAATAATGTTAAAAATTTGGCTCCACCTTTTCTAAAGGTGGATAAAGATGGATAAAGGTGGAATCAATGTATTTTTTATCATAAACACCAATACGTGTAGTTCTATCCCATGTACTATAATTCATTAGGACGCGTTCATCCTCTACTATAATACTAAGACAATATTCAATTGGATCTTTTTCAAATTTAAATGGAGCCGAATAACGTAACAAATTCATATTAGAATCAAAAACAATAATTATGTGATAATATTGTCTAGGACTTTCATAAGAAACTATATGCGATACAAACCATATTTCTTTATTTCCATCTTTATTTAAATATGTAAATCCACAGGATGACCCACGAATATGTGAAAATATTTTAGGAGTCTCTCTAGTTTCCACAATGGATAGATCATTGTCATTTTCATTCATCTTACAAATTCTTAATGGATGCCAATCATACACTACATGTGTAGAATCTTTATAATTCATAAATACCCAATTTTTTTCACACGAAGAATTATTAAAGTTAGGATAAATTTCACGATAATTCATAATACTATTTTCTATGTCATATTTACCAGAAACTATACCTATTTGGTTAGATTGATGAAAACCTGTTCCAATGAATAATAACTCATTTGTTTCTATATCATTGAAAATTCTAACATCTTCTATACCAATATATCTTCTATCCTCAAATTTTAATTCCATCATTTTTTCAGATATAACGTTCATTTCATTATCAAATTCAACATATTTATTAATACTAATAATATACCTATCACAATTTAAATAACCACCATTTGAATCTATATAATAATTCACATAACGAATATTCATTTGATATCCATATTTTTTTCCATTTTTGATATTAGGTATTAAACAACTAGAAGATGAATAAAAAGTTATAAGTTCATTATTAATTGTCGTTTGAAAAGTAGTATCTGCTATTATTTTACTTGAAAGTGACAAATCATTTTTATAAAATTTCATATTTGATAACATATTATTTATTTCAGACCTATCTCTAGATTGATTTAAAACTTTTACAACTTCATAATCAATATTATTTATTCCAAGATAAGCTGCAATAATTGTGTATTCATAATATATTTTACTAGAATATACATCTTCATGTAAAAATAAATAACTATTTCTATTTTTATTTAAATCTAAAATTTTTTTTGCTTCTAGATAAAATAAATTAGCTAACTTATGTTTTGATGTAAGTCTATAATGTTGTATAATTTCATATAATCCTTCAAGACGCTCAGGATAAACATTAAATCCAATTAACCAATAATAAATTGCGGTTTCAATTTTGTCTAAATTTTTAAAACAAAGACCAATTCTATAATAACTATACCAAACTTCTTCCGTCCAGCCACCTATTTCAATTCGTTTTTTATATACGTTAATAGCTTCTCCAAATCTGCCACAATCATGATAACTATTTGCCAAATAAAAATGATATCTAGCATTATTTGGGTCTTCCTTAATACCATCTAACAATAAAGCAATATCTCTTTCAAATTTATTTTGTTTACATCCACCATCTCCTACATCTCTAATAAATAATATATCTTTTTCAATGTTTAAAAGTGTATTATTAGGAGGAGTATCAATATATTCATGTGTAACTCCATTGTATTTAAATTCACCATTATTTTTAATAATTCTCATATTTTGATAATAAAAAGAATCAGTCCCTTGAAGAATAGAAAAACTAGAAGCCACATCTAATAATTTTTTGTTAAAATTTTTAATTTCTAAAATCATATCTGCGTCTAAAAGTAACACATAATCAGACATTCCATTGCAAGCTTGTAATGCAAAATTTCTATTATAGCAAAAGTTTTTGAATGGTTCTTTTACGACCTTACCAGGAATATTTTTACTTTTAAAATAGTTTTCAATTAATTCTATAGTATTATCTGTAGAACCAGTATCACAAATACAATAGCTGTCAATAATAGATGATACTGAATCAAATAACCTTGTAATAATTTTACTTTCATTCTTCACAATCATATTCAAACACAAAGTGGGATTTGTATTATTTAAAACTAAATCCATAATTCTATTTGTATTATTTATTTAAATTATTATATGACTTTTAACTAATTTAAATTATTATATGACTTTTAACTAATTTATATACTTTTATTATTTTGCTATACTTTTTTCAAAAGTATTAAAGTATATATTTTATTTTGCTATACTTTTTTCAAAAGTATTAAAGTATATATTTTATTTTGCTATACTTTTTTCAAAAGTATATGTATATGGCTTGCACCAGATTTAAATATGATGATGCTAGAACAAAAAAAGAATTACAACAATCTACAGATCCAGGAAGATGGATAATGAATGTTCCTGGAAATGGTTCTGATGTTTGTTTTATAGAAGATCCGCAAATTATTCCGCAAAAATGGGGAGCGAATTTAAGAACAAATACTATTAATTTAGAAAGCGACTTGAAGGGTGTAAATAGACAAATAGGCAGAGATTGTTTAGGAAAAAATGAATATCAAAAATATAATGTTACAAATCAACCCATTGATTATCCAACATGTAATAATTTATTTACAGATCAATCTAGAGCTACTCATCCTGCATGGTGGTATCGTGATTTAGAACAACCTAACTTTGAATATCCTCCATTGAACCCTCAAGTAAATACTTGTTTACCTTTTCAAAATAATGTAAGTACACGAATTTTAGAAAAAGATTATTTTACACCAAAACGTGATTGTATGATTATTGATAGCAAAACTTATATGTCTTCTGTTTCAGAATTACCTTCTAATTATCAGTTAATTCGTGGCGGATATGTAGGAGGACCAACTACATGTCTGCAAACTAATTCTTGTGAAAATTTATAAATAATAACTACAAAAATTAAAATAAAATAAAATAAAATTTATTTAAGATATCTAATAATAAATATATATTTAAAATGTTTTATATATATATTATAATATGGAAATTGCACTCCCATTAATAGCATTAGGTGGTATGTATATAGTGTCAAATCAATCAAATGAAAATTGTGCTGATAAAGAAATAAGAAACTCTACTAGACAAGAGAAATTTACAAATATGGGAATTAGAAGCAACTTGGCTATTAAAACAGATAATTATTTACCCAATACAAATATACCTCCTCAAAATTATCCTGTTAGTAATATAAATGAATTAGTTGACACAATTCAAAAATATCCAAATCCTAATACAGCAACAGACAAGTATTTTAATCAAAATTTATATCAACAAAAAGAAAGAAATCATGTATCTGTAGGTAAAAATCCACAAGAAATTTATTCTTTAACAGGTAACTATTTAAATTCTGAACAATTTAAACATAATAATATGATTCCATTTAATGGTGGCAAAGTAAAAGGTCGCACATATGATATTGATATTAATGAATCTGTTTTAGATAATATGATAGGTTCAGGGTCACAAACTATAAAAAAAATTGAACAAGCACCACTTTTCAAACCAGAGGATAATATGCAGTGGGCGTATGGAATGCCAAATCAAAGTGATTTTTTTCAATCTCGTGTGAATCCTGGAATGAAAAATAATAATACAAAGCCTTTTGACAGCATTATGGTTGGGCCAGGTTTAGATAAAGGATATGGAATAGATGGAAATAATGGATTTAATTCTGGTATGGAAGCACGTGATAAATGGCTACCAAAAACGATTGATGAATTAAGAGTGGATACGAATCCTAAATTAGAATATGAGTTATCTAATCATGAAGGTCCTGCTTATTCTTATATTAAGACCGCACCAACTACTGCAATGCTTGGACGTGTTGAAAAACAAAGACCCGATACTTTTTTTATTAATACACAAGATCGTTGGTTTACCACTACTGGAGCTGAAAAAGGTGAGACTCTAAGACCTATTCAAGAGATGGGTGTTATTCGTCGTAATGACATTGCCACTGAATATATGGGTCCTGCCGGGTCTGTAGATATTAAGGCAGGACATGCACCAGAAAACTTTGAAAAAAGTAGACGTGTACAATTACCATGTTCAGACGTAAATCCTGCAAGTGCTATGGGTAAAGGGCCTACTAATGGCGGTGATAACTTTATGAAAAGTTATACAAATTATGAAAATAACAGAACAACCCTAAAACAATCTGAAGTATTTGGGTCTGGTTTTAGCGGAGCAATAGGTGCCGTTATTGCGCCTATTATGGATATTTTTAGACCTACACGTAAAAGTGAGACAACACAAAATCTCCGTATTTATGGTGAGGCTACTTCAGTAGTACCTAAAGGTTATGTTTATAATCCTCAAGATACAACTTCTACTACTAATAAAGAAACAACTTTATATTCTCCAAATTTTTATATTAATAATCAAAAAGAAAGTTTATATGTAAATAATTATACCGCACCTGATGCAACACAAAGAGAGAATACAACTTGCGAATATTATACTGCCGCTGGTGGTTATGCTACAGGCTATGGTGATATGAATTATAGTGCTGCTTATAATCAACACAATAATGATATAAAATCACTAACCATTAATAACCGCCCTAATCCTGGGGGCACACAAATATTTAATCAACAAATGCATTTGAGTACTATTAAAAGTGATGTCGATCGGTTAGACGGAAGATTTAATCCTGCATATTCTTTTAATGGAGGAGGACTAGCGCCTTCTGTACAAACATATGGCGCTATACGTTCTCCACAATATTATAATGAATGTGCAGGCTGTGACCGCATCCAACCAGATATTCTTAGTGCTTTTAAATCAAATCCTTATACTCATTCTTTGACTAGCGCGGTTTAAATTTAGAAGATAAATAGTTTAAATATTTTAGAAATTTATAATATTAATAATATTTATAAATGTCTTTGGAATTAAAAGTAAAAACACAAGGTATCTTTAGCAGTGAAGTATTTAACAATATTAATGAAAAAATATACTCTGAATCAGTTACTGGAACTTCAAGTAGTTCTGCAAGTAATAATGTAAATAATCGTAAGGTTATAAATGATTGTATTGACTTAAATATTAAAAATATATGTGATAATTTAAATGATAATGATTGTTATGATAAATGTTGTAAAGATGTATCAAATGTTCCTGATAACAATATATCAGGTTTAAATTTAAGTTTTAGAGATATAGCAAAACAATTATGTGAATTTAAAAATGAGTTATTATCAAATGATTTAACACAAGATTTTTTATTAAGTCCTTATAGTAAAACGGGTGATTACATTAATAATTTAGATAGATTATGGGCAAGACTAGCAAATAAAGTAGTAAATAATACAACTGGTGTAACCCCAGGTTATGGAAAAAGAATTCTTTTTTCAACAAATGGTGGTCTTGTTTTTATAGATGTTTCTACATTTATAGAAGGTAGTGAAAAGTGGTTAAATTTTAGTACATATTGTTGCGTTAAATATAGTAATTTTAAATTTATTGATAATCCAAAAGTTCCACAATACAATAATTTTATAAATTCAAATTCGGAAACATATAATTATGAAAATATAAATTACTCAGATATTATAAATAATGGAAATACACCAGCAAACATTTTTTCTAATATTAAATGCGGTTCAACTTCTTATCCACCTACAGATATTAATGATTTGACTCCTCAAAGTACAAAAGCTATTAGTTTTCAAGTTTTAGATCTTCATACTACTAGAAAAGAAATAATAGAATCTGTTTCAAATACATATGGATATACATCAAGATATAGTGATACAACATTTACACCTAATTATTATGTTGCTACTACGTTAAATGGATCAGATGGATATAGTATTTTTATTAGATTATCTTATTATTTACAATAAATATATAAGAATTACGTTATATTAAAATATAAAAACACTTTGTATTTTAATATAGTCACTCTATGTCATTAATTATACATGAAAATATAAAAGAAAAATTAAATTACTTTCATGAGTTACATAAAATACCAAATATTTTATTTCATGGTCCTTCTGGTAGTGGCAAACGAACTATTGTAAATGAATTTATTCATAAAATTTATGAAAATAATCGTGAAAAAATAAAATCATTTGTTATGTATGTAAATTGTTCACATGGTAAAGGTATAAAATTTATACGTGATGAACTTAAATTTTTTGCAAAAATACATATTCATTCTAATGGGGGAAATATTTTTAAAAGTATTGTTCTTTTAAATGCTGATAAGTTAACAATTGATGCACAATCCGCTTTACGTAGATGTATTGAACTTTTTAGTCATAATACTCGTTTTTTTATTATTGCCGAAGATAAATATAATTTAATGAAACCAATTTTATCACGATTTTGTGAAATATATGTACACGAACCAGTAGTAAATGACACTATAATTAATTTATATCAGTATAATTTGAATCAAGTATTTCAAATGAAAGATTTACATATGCATCATTTAGATTGGCTTAAAAAAGAATTAAATAAATATAGTATAAAAAAAAATACTTTAGAAGAATTAATGGTTTTATGTACAAAATTATATGAGAAATCATATAGTGCATTGGATATTATTCATTTATTAGAAAATCAAAAATTTTTAGAAAGTAAACTAAATACTGAAAAACGTTATGAAATGTTATTATGTTTTCATAAAATTCGGAAAGAGTTTAGAAATGAAAAATTATTAATATTATTTATATTGAATTTTTTGTTTTTAAGTTCAGAATTATCTTTAGAAAATATTAGTTTTATGTAAATGGATGATTTTAATGTAAGTGCACTTCACGAATCAAAAAATGAATGGGGTTCTCGTTTAGTTACTCTTTTGACCCCTCTAATTATTGATGGATATAAATCTATTTTAGAAGAATCATTGAAGCTTTGCAAAGAAAATAACGAAAATGATAAGTATTTGATGACCTTCCAAAATTTGATTTCACGTATACCTAAATGGAATGATCAAATAATAGAAACAGAGAGAAAACGTATTTGCGAAAAATCGGGATGTAATTATTTAGAAGATTTAGTTACATGTGTACATATTATTCAATTAAAGATATTAACCGCTATGCGTGTTGGTCAAAAACAAAAGAAGATTGATATAAATGTTCCTAAGTTGGATGATTTTATTCATAAAACTTATATCAATGTTGCAAGAAAAGTATACAAAAATGTATACTTATTTGAAGTTGGAATTCCACCATTACAAATACAAAAAAATCATAGAGAGTTAGAAATTATTGTACAAGAAGGGATTTTGAATACATTACGTGAAAGTATTCCTGTAGAGGCAATTTTAAAAGCTTACATGGATGAAACTATTGAAGAAGATGTTGTAGAAGAAGTGAAAGAAGAGATTATTCATGAACCTATTAAACAACCTGTAACAAATCCTGTAACAATAGACACACCTGAATTCATATCATCTACTTCATCTGAAAATACACATCTAAGTTTTAATGATATAGATTTTGTTAAGTCAACAGATGGATCAATAACATCTATTACAGCACCAAAAGATTTAGATAGATTGGAACAAATTAGTCAATTAAGAAATCAACAAAGAAAAATGGAAGAAGATGATGATGATAGCGTAAAGCTAACAATATCAGATCAATCTTTTAGTTTAGATGCATTGGATGTTCATAATATTGAAGAACCGGCTATTGATTTATTACCAGATTTATTAATAGATGACATTGAAATTTTAGATTAAATTGCGTATAAAATCAATAAGAATATTTAACAAATATATTAGATGAGTAATATATTTGTAACTGCAGCAGTAATTTCCATAATATTTTTAATTACAAAATTTTTAGAAATGCGATTTGTTGAAAAAGAAAGCAAACCTCTCAAGTTATTAATTAGAGATGCCTTGGTTGTTTATTTTAGTGTAATAGCTGGTCATTATTTATTAATACAAATAAATCCAATTATGCATACAGGAGGTTCGGCACCTCAAGTATTTACTGATAATCCTGATTTTTAAAACGTAGCTTAGTGTATATTATCTACCAGTCCATATTTTTATAACAGAGTGTTTGATAGTGCCTTTTTTTAAGTTTTCCATATATTCATCAAAAGTGTAACCCCAATTTTGATATTTCATAATATCACCTAGAAGTGATTTTTTTTCAGAAATTATTTTATTTTCTGTAAAAAAAATACAGCCCATGATTCTTTCAAGACAACATCTATCAGATCTACAAGTAACTGGATGAATCATATTAGTAATGTTATATTTGGATTCTAAATTTAATAGGAACTTTCGGTTGATATAAGACTGGATACCAAAACAACCATACCATGCCTGTTTCGGCATCATATTTATTGTATCATTTTTTAATTTTTGTATTAATGTATAATTATTTTTAAGAACATTACATATACGTAATGTGTTTTCTAGATTTTCTTTGTCAGAATGAAAAAACCATAATGGAAGTATTTCAATATTTTTTAATAATTCAAAATTTATTCGTTTATGAAAAAATACACTATCATGTATAATAATTGCATTATCAAAATAATCATTTTTAATAAAATAATAATAAGGTAAAAGTTCACCACGACCAGGAAATTCAGATTTTATAATTTCAATGTTTTTATAATCAAAATCCGCTTTTACAAATTCTTGATTGCTATTATCGTCAATAATAATGATTCTTCTATGAGGATAATAGGTTCTTAATAATTTTACTGAATGATTCCAATATTTATTTGTTTTTTCTGAATTAACATGTCTAGTCATAATAAATCCATATGATTTCATCATATAGTATGTAAATAAAAATATAGAATGAAATTTATATAAAAATTATTTAATTTTTATTTAATTTTTATTTTTTAGACACATACAGGTATTTCATCAATATTTATACATTCACCTTTTATTATACCATTGTACAAGAATGACTTAAATTCAGGGCGTTCCAATTGTGCCTGTGGTATGTGATTATGTACACATCGTGCTATCATTTTGTATAATTTGAAATCCGGATATCGGTCTGTACCATTGTTTTTATACAACATATTAATTCCTTTATCATCTAAACACCATTCAACAATTAATCGTTTAACCGGGTCTATATATTTACTTAAATCATTCACTTCTGCAGGATCTTCTATTATATAATCAAAAATAGAACACGCTAAACGACATAAATCAAAACTATAATTAGGTTCTAAACGGGGTTTTTTATCATTTAAATATGGTTCTGTATTGTATTGTGTTGCTGCATCCCCACCTGCTTGAAAACTATCGCTACAAAATAATTTTCCATCAAATTTGTAAATACTTCTTCCAAAATCAATGATTTTAAAAATACGGCCATAAGTTGGCACTTTATAATATTTTTTCTTATAACAATAATAAATAAATTTAGAATCAGTAGTATTATACATGACATTATTTGTGTGTAGATCATTATGTGTAAAATTAAATGCTTTTTGATAGGTTATTAAAATCATTATAATTTGCATTAATGCAGAGTACCATTCTTCTGGTGTTAAATCATTATTTAAAATTAAGTCATCAAATGTATTTTCACAATATTCCATACAAATTACTTGAATTGGGAACTTGGGTATAGTTGCATATATTATTTCATCTTCTTCATCTTCTTCATCTTCTTCATCCCCATCTTCTTCCCCATCTTCCCCATCTTCCCCATCTTCCCTATCTTCACCATCTTCTTCACCATCTTCTTCTCCATCTAAATCATTATCTTCTTTATTTTCCGTATGTGAGGATCTAGAAGAACATGTAGAACTTGATTTTAATGTAACATTCCCATTTTCTATTACCTGAGAGTTTGTTATTTCTACCAAGTCAATTGACATATTTTTTAAATCATTCAAATTGACTAATTTATCTTCAAATACATTTTCAAAAAAATCATTATCTATACTTTGTAAAGATAATTGAGATCTAGCACTGCTATTGTGATTGATTTGAATCGGTGTTAATTTTTCATTTTCATTTGAAAATAAATGTTCAAATTCATCTACTTGAAATAAAATATTTTTATTTTTATTAAAAAATTCAGAATTTTTTAAATAATCAATATCATCAAATACATTTATTGCAAAATTTTCTTTAATTCCTAAAAAAGAACCATAATAATCTACTCCATGAGGGAAATATTTTGTATGTGCAAGTTGACTAGATAAATATAAAAAAAGTCCATCTACATAAGCTGAATTATTTTGATCAATAAATTTTAAATTACATTCTTGTTCTGTTGAAGTGAAGTTTGGTAGAGTAAATAATTTTTGATCATTTACATTATATTTACCTACCAAATATTTGTATGGATCCAATAATGGGGCTGACTTGAAAAATACCTCATAATTTTTAACTTTGTTATTAATAATATTTTTGATTTTACAATTATAAAGATTAATAGTATCTTCTACTTTTTTATTAATGTCTGAAATATACCATTTATTATTAAAATTAACACCATTATAATTAGATTCATTTAATGAGAAAAATTTATTGTAAATAGGTATATAATTTTGGGGATTAGATAGAGAGAAAATTTCAGGATCTTCTAAACTTTTAAAAAGTTCAGAATTTTTCCTTTTTTGATAATGGACATTAATCATTCTTTTAGCTAAATAATATATAAATTATTGTGATTTTTAACTTATTATTAATTTGAATAAATGTAGCTTAGTGTTTTTAATTGCGTAAAAAGGAATAAAATATAATTTATAAAACTTATAATATGACATTGGAACTTAAAAAGTTTGATATGAAGAATATTAGCTTCAAACCCAATGAAAATAAAGGTCCTGTGGTTGTTTTAATTGGTAAGCGTGACACAGGTAAGTCTTTCTTAGTCAGAGACTTGCTTTATTATCAACAAGATATTCCTATTGGAACTGTTATATCAGGTACAGAAGAGGGTAATGGGTTTTACGGCAAAATGGTGCCGAAACTTTTTATTCACAATGAATACAATACTGCTATTATTGAAAATATTTTGAAGCGACAACGAACTGTATTGAAGCAAATTAAAAAGGAAATGGAAACTTATAAACGCAGCAATATTGATCCACGTGCATTTGTTATTTTAGATGATTGTTTGTATGACAACACATGGGCTCGTGATAAAATGATGCGACTTTTGTTCATGAATGGTAGACATTGGAAGATAATGTTGGTCATTACAATGCAATATCCACTTGGGATCCCTCCAACTCTCCGCACCAATATAGATTACGTTTTTATTTTAAGAGAGAATTATATTGCAAATAGGAAACGAATCTATGAAAACTATGCTGGCATGTTTCCAACGTTTGAGAGCTTTTGTCAGGTGATGGATCAATGTACAGAGAATTATGAGTGCTTGGTAATTAATAATAACTCAAAATCCAACAAATTACATGACCAAGTGTTTTGGTACAAGGCTGAAAACCATGGAGACTTCAGATTAGGGTCTAAGGAATTCTGGGAATTATCCAAAAGTCTTAAGGATGATGAAGATGAAGAACAATATGACCCGAATAAACAGAAGAAACGTGGAGCTGGCCCCAAAATCAGTGTCAAAAAGGCAAATAAGTGGTAGGAAAACTTGCTAATAAGAATAACAAACAACTTGCTTTTATTATTTCTAAGCAAAAACAATATAAAGACATAAGATGTATTTATTATATAATATGGAATCTCTAAATATTGTTGATTTGATTGAAAAAAATCCTATTTCTAAGCTAACACAAACATATAATAATAAACTTTTGACAAAAATTAAAACAAATTTTACACAAATGGAACAGCAAATGTTCATTAGTTCATTTTATTGTTATTTAAATTACCATCCAGGTAATGATTTTGTTATTGACTTAGATAATGTATGGAATTGGTTAGGGTTTACAAATAAAGTAAATGCAAAGAAACTATTAGAAAAATATTTTATGAAAGACATAGATTATAAAAATTTGCTCGATGCATGCATAAAGCAAACTTCCAGTGAAAAGAAACAGGGAGGTCATAATAAAGAAATATACATGTTAAACATAAGAACATTTAAGTTATTTTGTATTAGAGCTGATACTAAAAAGGCAAAAGAAATTCATGAATATTTTGTAAAATTAGAAGAAATATTACATGAAGTAATTGAAGAAGAAAGTAATGAATTAAAACTTCAATTAGAAAACAAAATAAAAGAACAAGAAAATCAACTGAAAGAAAAAGATGAAGAATTAGAAGAAAATAAAAAAATGTTATCTGAGTTAGAAAATTTAAAGCAAAATGAAGACAAACCAACAATTTATATTTATAATATAGATACTAGAAAGGAAAACCCTGAATTAAAAATTGGTTATACATTGAATGTATATAAAAGAATTAAACCTTACAGACAAGTATGCAAATTTGGGAAAATTGAATTTATGAGTGTAGTATATAGTTCTAACATTAGAACCATAGAAAATTATATTCATTTCTTATTAGAAAAATTTAATGTAAAAGATGAAATTTTTCAAATAAATATAGATGAAGCTATTATTATTGTAAATAGTGTTATTAATATGATGAATATTGTTCAAATTGGAAATGTTTCTGAACGTCAACAAAAACTTAAAGAATCAGGAACAATAACGAATTTATATGCTCCAAAAAAAGAAATTTTCACCAACACAATTGGTACGCAAACTGATTTTGATGAAACTGAACCACTATCTACTCCTCTTATTTCTAGTGATAATGTATTGAATAGTAAATTTAATGAGTTTATCGATAAATTTTGCATTGTAAGAGAGGTTGTAGAAGTAAATTGTAAAGATATTATTGGACAATATAGATTATGGTCAAAAAATACGAAAAAAGAAGTTACAATGGCATTTAAAAATTATCTAGATATAAAGTTTAAATATTGTCGTTTACAAAAACAAGACAAAAATCAAGTTGTGAATGGTTATAAAGGAATCAAACTTAGAGAGATTACATATAAAAAATTATTAGTTTCTACAGACGTAGAAATATTTTTATTTGAATCGTGTATTTTCTCTCCTGGTGCTACTATTTTAAAAACAAATTTACAAGAAGAATATAAATCATGGAAACAAAAATTGGAAAAACCTATAACGAATAAAGAAGAAGAAGAAATTAAACTTTATTTAAAAGATTCTGAACATGTATTATACTCTACAGTTTGGACTTCAGAAGGTAGCGGACAAGGATATTATGGATTGATGTTAAAATCTGATAAAAAAGAGTATAAAAAACCATCTACTACATCCAAAAAAGTCTATAAAATAGATGCAAAAACAAAAGAATTATTAAACACATGGGATACAATTGCAAAGGCTGCAGAAGAGTCGCAAATGTCTAATGTCAAAATGAGCAGGTCTATTAAAAATAAAGTTATTATAAACGACTACTATTATTCAACCACTTTGTAAAAATTCATTTAATAACTACTTACACTTTGCTTAGCTTGATTATTTTTGTAATAACAAGTTCTACATGTTTTTCTCCATGTTTCATTAGGTAGTTTAATAAAAGTATCCGTACACATACTACACTTTTGTTGTACTTTATTATATTTGTAACAATCTCTGCAACATGTCATCCATTTATCTTTTTCATATACTTCAAAATCTTCTTCACAATATTCACAATATTTCAATACTTTTTTATCTAAAAATCTACGATGACATTCTCTACATCTTCCATTTTGACAATTTGCTTCTTCTTTATATATTTTTATAGGACAATCGGAACATTTTGTAATTTTTTCATCACAATCAGGACAATATTCATCCTCTTCATGAATATCAACGCAAAATTTGACATTACATCTTGGATATTTACAAGTTTTAACTTTCCAAGAATCAATACATAATCCGCATAGTTCTATTTGATCTTTTGATACAAACTCTTTTTCACAATTAGCACAATCGTCCATACAATATGTATTTGTATTTTGTATTACACTCGTATTTGACCACTTTAATTTAGATCTTATTTCACGTTTAAATAATTTATCTTCTTCTGGAATACATGTAGAACAAATACATAATTTATAATTATATGCATTATATAGACAATCCTTGTCGCAAAATATGCAAACACTAATTTTATAATCACCACCATTTATTTTATTCATTTTTTTTAATTCTTTTTCTAATTCTTTTCTCTCTTTTTCAAGTAATTTTTCTTCTTTTGTCCTTTTTCGTTCATTTTCATAATGTCCTTCAGGTAATCCTTCTTCTCTTTCTTTTTTTCTTTCTTTTGCTTCTTTTATTTTTTTACAGGTGCTTTTATAATTTGGATCATTTTTACTTATAAGCCCATAACGTTCATTACAAACACTACCAATTTGAATAGTTAATCCTGAATATATATTTCTAAATTGATGAATATTCTTAATATGTTCATTGCATATACATGTAGAAGTCATAGTGTCATCAATTTCAAATCCATGTGATTGAAAATCACTTTCTTCAGTTATATTATTAAATGCTAACTTAAGATCTTTAAAGCTTGTAAATGTGCGAATCATATTTTCAGGATAACTTAGGAATAATACAAAAGCCAAATAATCTGTTTGACTCGGAGTTTTATTATATTTTCTAGTATAATATATTTTTAAAGGTTCGTGATAAATCTCATAACTACTTAAATTACTTAAATAAAACATACTATTTACATCGTGTGCAGTAACACATTCTCTTAATGCTAGTTGCACTAATTCTTCATCTATAACTAAGTTAGTTAAGTCTTCTCGTTTGTGATTATTTTGTTGATACATTTAACTAAAATGATTTATACAATTTATTATAGTTTATAAATCATTTTCAATTTTTTTAAGTATCACCAAAACTAATAGTTACAGGATACTTAATATAACAATAGTCTCTCCAATGTGTACCCTGATTATTTAACTCACACCAGTCAAACAAATACTTATTATTGGATGCTTTTACAGGAAAAGGCTCCCATAAATGATACTTAAAATGAAACAGAAGATTCATAATCCCCATCTCATTTGTTTTACATAATGGATAACTATTCATTGCTTCAATCAATTGATTCTTATCGCACAAGTCTAATATACTTGTATCATAAATCCAAATACAATTCAACATAAAATTAGATTGCAATATATTATCTCCAAATTGTGCAACGAGAGATTGAAGTAAATCCATATTATCATAACTTAGTTGACCCTCAAATTTATTATGGTCGTAATGTTTACCATCTATGGGTGCTAAAATTCTGTTGTTATAATCAAGCGATAATAAGTGGGATACATCATCTAATATACGTAACCCTGCATCCAAAAACACGACACGTTGCCATTTCCTAAAATAATTGTCAAAAATATGTAACTTTTCCCATTGGTTCGTCTTGGTTAATTCTCTCTTGTCTGAATTAGAGAACCCTGTTGGTCCAATTTTTTCTAAAAGGTTTGACTTGTCTATTTGTGGAAATTTAACTTCAGTTATGTTATAAAAATCTTTAAAATTAGAATTTAATTCAAAATCAATCGTAGCCAATACAATAGAACCTTGCCAATTACCTCTACTTCTTAAATCAATAATTGTTTTTTTTGCTTTTTCCCAATAAGCAATATCTGATATTAGTGCAAATGTTGTATCTTCTTTACATTTTTTATATTCTTTTTCTAATATATTTTTTGTTTCTTTTTCTACAATAGAATGATAAAATTGAAATTGTTCTAATAATGTTACTTTATGAAATGTAATTGCATCAGATAATTCATTATCATATTTATGTGAATCTAAATGAAACAAATTGTTGTTGATATTATGTACTTTTATTCCGTCTTTTTTTGATATATCCTGTACCCATAGTCCAATGCATAAATCCTCTTGCAAATGTTTATAACTATTATTAATACCATTCTCACGAAGATAAGAATACATTTCTGAATATAGTGCATTAGAAATTGCATAACCAGCTCTTCTAGACATATACAATCCATGTGTATTTTTTTTATCATCTAACTGGTTTCCAATATAATAACATTCATTGTGATTGTATGTTTGCAACAAGTTTTCCAAACGATTTTGAAATACAAATGTATCATCATCAATGAAAATATACCAATCATATTCAGGAATATTCATATTGTAGATGAAATGAATATATTTCCAAGAAATATTTTTTTCATCATCCATACAATTCCAACCAAATTGGCGTTTTTCTATATCAGGCCTTGAAGTTAAATAATAAATATCATTTGTTGAAAAATCTTTTAACATTGTTTCCATTTGGAACTTTACGCGAGTTTCTAAATATTTGTTACATGTAGAAATAATATAACAGATTCTCATTATAGTTTATATTATTTGTATATCTTTATATTAATATTTCCACTTTTAAAAAATCCACTTTTAAAAAAAGTGGAGCAAAACTTTTATATTGAAAGGTGGATTATAATTTTGGCTTAATTTGGCTCCACCTTTTCTAAAGGTGAATTTTCTAAAGGTGGATTTGAAAAGGGACCTGTTAGTAATTGGCTTTTACCATTATCTGTCTTTCCAATAACAATATTCTTTCCTTCAAACAATTCATTACAAATATCAGCAGATGAAATATTTTCTTGTTCCTTTAAAGCAAACTCTTGAGTATTAATATTGTTAACACCAATCAAATTACCCTCTTCATCAATAGTTTGTGTCAGAGTATTTCCAGATTTTTCTGCATTCTTAATATTTTCATCAATTGCCTTTTGTTTGGATTCTTTAACACGTTGTTCAAAACTAGATTTAGCATTTGTTTCATTCTTTTGTTTCTCACTCATCAACTTGTTCAACTCTTCTTCCATGTATTCAACACGACCGGTCTTATAAGCTTCCGGATCCCATGGCATCCACATACCAACTGGTCCTACAAATATGTCGTGTTTATCGTCAACTTCTCTCAACATTTTTGCTCTTAACTCAGCTTCCTGTTGAGTAGGATAAGCCCCACGGACTTTAATTCCACGAGTACTTGTTTGAAAATTATGAGCAATATCAAATTGTTTTTGTAATTCTTCTTCATTATTATCAAGAAAAGACTTGTAGTCATCTTCAAAACTACTTTTAGATAATGTTTCTTTTTCTTCTTTAACAAATTCTTTAAAATCATTTGTTAAATCATCAAAAGAAACATTGTACTTAAAAGAAACAAAATTTAGGAATTGCACAAATTTTTCCATAGATTTATTTAAATCCCACTTCTTTAGGAATTCTTCAAATAAAAATAATTCTTTTTTCTTTAAAATTTGTTCAGGTGAACAAAAAGAAACACAAACAAATTTCTGTCCTGCAATAGGTTTATCTTCTTCTAATAAGTCAACATATTTAGGATTTTCTTTTCCATTAATTTCTTTTCTCTCAAAACTAGATTTTTTTGAACTCTTAGATTTAGAACGATCCATTTTAATTATTTACATTATTTAATTTTAAGTTTTTTATCGCAATATATATTTTTTTTCTTATTATTTAATATAATGAGTGGAACAATTAATGTTGCTGAACTTGTAAAGAGAATTATTAAGTATCTTGTTGAAGGTTTAATGGTTGCTATTGCTGCTTATGCTATCCCTAAACGTTCTCTTAATGTTGAGGAAATTGTTTTGATCGCCTTAACTGCTGCCGCCACCTTTAGCATCCTTGACACCTATGTGCCATCGATGGGAGCCACCGCTAGATCTGGAGCTGGCTTTGGTATTGGAGCAAATTTAGTCCGTTTTCCAGGTGGATTTTAAGACCATAAATGGTAACGCGTTTTTCTAATTAATAAATAAACTTAATAAAATTGATTTATAAATAATATAAATACATATATATATATATCAATTAATAATTAATGAGTTACAATAATGAAACTCTTTTACAATATTGTAATGAAAACAAAGTTCAATTAGTAAACGATTATACATCTGAAAACATAAATAGGGAAAGTTATATTGAAGGCAAATGTATAACTGAAAATTGTTGTAACAAATTTAATAAATGTTTTCGTCAATTAGTCAAAACGGGAGCATACTGCGATCCATGTATGCAAAGTATTTCAAAAAATAAAATAAAAAACTCAAAGGTCAAATACGATATTCATATGTTGATGGAATTTTGTAATGAAAATAATATAGTATTATTAGATGATTATTCAGATAAATTTATTAATAGAGATACTAATATTGAAGGTATTTGCTTACATGATAGTTGTGAAAATAATTTTATAAAACCATTCCGTCAACTTTTAAAAATAGGAGGATATTGTGAAAATTGTAGTAAAGAAAATGGTAAAGTAAAAATACTTCAAACCAATTTACATAAATTTGGAGTAGATAACCCTATGAAAAATAGTGAAATAAAAGAAAAACAAAAAAATACAATGGTTGAAAAATATGGCGTAGAACATAATTCACAATTAGAAGAAATTAAACAACAAAAGAAGGAAAAAAGTTTAGAAAAATATGGTGTCGAATATGTTTTACAATCTCCTCAAGTTAGAGAACAAATAAAACAAACAAATTTATTAAAATATGCTGTAGAAAATCCACAACAAAATAAAGATATTAAAAATAAAACTTGTCATACAAATTTACTTAAATTTAAATGTAAATCACCTTTAGGTGATTCAATTGTACAAAAAAAATCTATTCAAACAAACTTAGAGAGATATGGAGTTCCTCATCATTCACAAAATGCAGATGTAGCAGACACAATGCTTAAAAGTTCCTACAACAAAAAACAATATAAGTTACCATCTGGTAAATTATTAGATTATCAAGGATATGAAAATTTTGCGTTAGATAGATTACTATACTTTGAAAAAATATGTGAAGATTCTATTATAACAAATAGAAAAGATGTTCCAGTTATATGGTATAATGATATAAATAATAAAAGAAGAAGACATTATGTAGATTTTTATATTCCATCACAAAATAGATGTATTGAAGTTAAATCAACATGGACAAATCAAACAAAAAATAATGTTTTGGAGAAACAGAAGGGAGCCAAAGATTTAGGGTACATTTATGAAATTTGGATATATGATAGAGAAGGTAATATAGTAGATGAAATTTAGAAATCTATATAGTTAAATTTAAATCTAACTATATATTATGGCAAAACAATCATGTAAAAGAAGAAATAAAACAAGAAATAATTGCAGAAAACCCAAAAAAAATAATAAAAGAACAAGACGTCGTATAAATCTAAGAGGCGGCACCTGTTATGGAACTGGTGTAGGTGCAAATAATTATGATCCTAATTTTTCTATTTATAATACGAGAGAATTACAATTATTTCCTTATAAACCGAACTAATCAAGGTTAGATAAAATTAAATAGTCGGTATATATTCCCAATCCAAGTCTAAGCAAATTTTCTTCCATATTTCATCTTGTTCCATCCTCTTTTCAGGATCTTTTAACATGGGGAAACGTTCCAAATAGTAATTTTCTCCTAATAATTCACATAACTTATAAGCAGTGTAATAATAATTTAAAAAATTTACTCTGTCGTCTGGACAATATTTTGAATAAGGTGATTGCAGTTCAATAAATAAATTACATAATGTTTCTTCTAATTCTGGAGACATTATTGGAGGTTTAATACCCAATTTATCTTTAATAAATGGTATATGTTCATAGTATTTATTATAGCCCAATTTTTTCAAAATTTCTTTTGTTTTAATATTTGTAATTTGAGATAATTCAATTCTCTCTTTTTTGATTTGTATTTTAATATTTTCAACAACATCTGGCGGAATTTGTGTGGTTTCTTTACCTTGAAACTGGGCCAATATTTCTTTAAAATGATTTATTCTTTTATATGCATAAAAACATACTTCTTTTGGCGGTTCTTTATAAGATGGTTTTTCATTTTCAATTAAATATTGAATACTTCTAGAACAATTATTACAAAGTAAAATACCTTCATCTTCTAATGGTATTAATTCACCCTTAAAACATACTTGACATATATCTGTTTGACAAACAAAAGAATTTACATCCAAAAAAACATCATCAATGTTACTCAAATATTTTTGAACAATATTATTTGTTTCAGCTCGTGTATTAGAATCTTCATAGTCTTTATTAATTTTGAAAAACGTGTCTATCATTTTTGTTTTATTTGAAGTTTTTTGAACAGCATTCCCTTCTGAAATATTTTTTTTATTTTCAAAATATTCAAAAATATATTTAGAATTATCTAAAAAATATTCTTTTTTTTTTAAATTAGTTTCTTTTATTTCTTTTATGAGATGATTAATTCTATCTTGAATATCTAATTGTTGCTCAATTGTTAATTGTTCTTCTTTTATTTTTTTTTTTAGATTTTTAATTTCAAATTTATATTCAGGTATTTTATCTTCTTTATCTTTATTAAATTCATTTAAAAATTCATTATGTTTTGTATCTAAAGTAATAGATGCTTTTCTATTATATTTAATTTTTTTTATTGATTTTGGTTTAAAACTTGGCATATTCTTTTTAATATGTATTACATTTTTTATTTAATTGATAATAAAGAAAAATTATTTATTTTAATAAATAAAAATGAAAGTAAAAATAAAGATTAATTCAAAAACATAAATTAAAATGTTGTTATCGTTATTAGATACTATGTTCATAAAGCGATTTTGTTTGCCTATAAACACAAATATTCAATCTTTTGAAAATGGGGATACAAAAATAAATGCTTGTAGATGTTCCAGTTATAATCATACTGCATGTATTATTAAAGGTAAATTGAATAAATTACATGTATTAAGTTTTGGATTTAATCAGATGGGTGATGAAAAATGCAAAAAACCTGGTATTCATGCAGAACATGATGCTGTATCAAAATTAATACCTTTAAAATATAAAAAACGACTAGAAATAGTAAACTTACTTGTTATCCGTATATCTTCAAAAAATAAATTACAGCTTAGTAAACCATGTAATAGATGTATAAATACTATGAATATATTACCAACAAAGAAAGGATATAAAATTCAAAATATATACTATTCAGACGATAAAAATAATATTGTAAAAATATCATTAAAAAAATTAGAAAAAGAAGAAAAACATTATAGCAAATATGATCGTCAAAGATTGTTATAAACGTTTATTTATATAAATAGTTTTTATTTATTTATTTTAATGGATATGAAAATAAATTTAGAATCTTTGAAAGATTTAGAAAACATAAAAGTAGATGCAATTAAATTTCAAAAAATGATAATTTTATTCAATTCTATTGAGCAAGGTTGGTCTGTCAAAAAAAAGAATGAGTCCTATGTTTTTACAAAACATCATGAAAATAAAAAAGAAGTGTTGGAAGATTCCTATTTGATTAAATTTATGAAGACCAATTTGGACTTAAATAAAGTTTTAAGTTAACTAGATGTATTTTATAAAAGTATTATATATTTTGTTATACTTTTTATAAAAGTATAATGTATTCATTATTTTTACACATAAATATATTTTGTACTATATTTTCATTAACTATTTTTTCTATATTATTTTTTATTTCTTCCAACCAGTCATAATTATTTTTTATAATATCTTGTTGCAAAATTCTGATAACAGAAAATCCATTAATATTTGCACAATTCATTTTATATTTATCTTTTTCTATTTGTATTTCTGGTGATGTCCAATTAGAAATTTGTTTAAAATGTTGTTTTCCATCTACTTCTATAATAATTTTATATTCTTCAATGCAAAAATCAAAAGGTAAATATTTTTTATTTTTACACCATTCAACTTTAAATTGTCTTTTGATTGTTGGATATAATTGTGTCATTTTAGAATAAAATATAAATTCTGTTTTGTTTATGCAATGAGGACAACCATGATTTAACAGATGAACATAAGGTTGTTGTATAAATTCGCCATGTATTTTACAAATAATAGAAATAAATGTATAATTATTAATATATTTTACGAGTGAATAATCATATTTATTTTTATGTATTTTATTTGATTTTTTAATAAATTCAACATAATTACTTACAATATTATTAATACATTTAGGACAATTACATTTTCTATTTGTATGAAAATCTGGAATTTGTTTGAATTCTCCGTGCTCTTTACATATAATAGTTACCTTTGTATCAGCATTTATATAATTCACTTTTGAATAATCATATCTATCTCCGTGAATTTGTATAGCTTTTTGAATAAAAGAGCATGTATCAAATTTTAAATTATTAGAACATTTTTGACAATTATATTTACTAAGATGATTTGATGGTGTTTGACAAAATTCGCCATGTTCTTTACAAATTATTGTAATTTTAGTCTTAGCATTTACATATTGTACTTTTGAATAATCATATTTATCTCCGTGTATTTTTTTTGATTTATTTATAAATATTTGATTTTTATTTTCTTGTGCTAACATAATATATATATTATAATTTATTTATAAGTAGTTTTTGGTATCATTTTTAAAATACAAATCTTTTTTTAAAATATAAATTCAATTTAATTAATTTAATTTCTAAAAATTTTTTTCTTTAGCAATATTATAAAATGGCAGGTGGATTAATGCAACTTGTAGCCTATGGCGCCCAGGACGTATACCTTAAAAGCCTGTAGGGTAGAAAAATGTCGGGGAATATCGAAAAAATAAGATATTCATAAAGCCCTTTGTGGATGCCTTTTAATAAAAGAGCACCACTGACGTTAATCAGGGAAATTAATTAATATTAATTTGAAAAACCCTGGTGAGAAAATCAAATTGCTTGAAACCCCTAAAGCTTATTCTACTAAACAATTTTTGTGAGAGAATTGTGGCCAAGACAAAAAACTTGGGTATAGTAAAAATGAATAAGATGATTTAAACTAAAAAGTTTAAAGAAATGGGCAATGAGCATCCAAGCTTCTTTAAAACATATATTTTTAACAATATAAAATAATCAACGCATAGTAATATAAATGATAAGTGAATCAGAAATTAAAATGTGTGATAAATGCACGCAAACCAAACCAATTGACAAATACAGAAAATACCACGAAAATTCATATTCAAAAACATGTAAAAAATGTTTAAATGAAGTAGATAAAATAAAAAAGAAAAATCTTAGAAGAAAAAAAGCAGAGACTTTTTTAGCAAAATGTGAAAAATGTAACGAAGAAAAAGTTTTAAATGATTTTGCAAAATTGAAAAAGTTTTACAAAAAAAAGATTTGTCTTTCTTGTTATCCAAAATTTTTAACAGAACAAAAAAATGAATGGTGTAAAAATCAACATAATACAAACATTAACTATAGGTTAAAAAAATCTTTAGCTACTCGTTTAAGAAGTGTTCTTTTAAAAACTGATACAACTATGAATTATGTTGGTTGTAATATTCAATATTTGAGAGAATGGTTTGAATATAATTTCACACCAGAGATGAATTGGGATAATTATGGTTTGTTTTGGTCAATTGATCACATTATACCTGTGCGTAAATTTGATTTAACTATTGAAATTGAAAAGTTGAAATGTTGGAACTGGTCTAATTTAATGCCAGTAACAATACAATACAACTCAACAAAAAAAGAAATAGATATGAATCAAATTAATTTTATTTTGGATAAAATACAAAAATTTAAAGAAGAAGGTTCAACGACTAAATGGTTTTCGGAAGAATTATTATTAAATTTAGAAACTGCTGAAATAAAAGCAAATATAAATTCTTCATAAGATATAGTCTAATCCTTATTGAAAAATAAGGTAGAGGAAATGTACAGGTAACCCTCAAATTACTTTTTGGAAAGTTACATACCGCAGATACACTAACTTTGCGATTGAGTCTATTGAACAGACTTTTAACGGACAAGCCGATTTCGGTCGCCGTGTCCAGTGCGTGATCTCCAGAAATGGTGATCTTGCTTACCGCACTTATCTTCAGGTTACTCTTCCTGAGATTAACCAACTTATGGGTCTTGGAAACTACTCTACTGGACAGAACACTGGTGTCTATGCCCGTTGGTTGGACTTCCCTGGAGAACAAATTATTGCCCAGGTTGAGGTTGAGATTGGAGGTCAACGCATTGATCGCCAATATGGTGACTGGATGCACATCTGGAACCAACTTACAATGACTGCTGAGCAACAACGTGGTTACTTCAAGATGATTGGTAACACTACTCAACTCACCTTCATCACTGATCCTTCTTTCGCTGATGTTGAGTCTCCTTGTGACTCCCTTGCCCCTCGTCAAGTGTGTGCTCCTCGTAATGCTCTTCCTGAGACAACACTTTATGTTCCTCTTCAATTCTGGTTCTGTACTAATCCTGGTCTTGCTCTTCCTTTGATTGCTCTTCAATACCACGAAGTCAAGATTAACCTTGATATTCGTCCTATTGATGAGTGTCTTTGGGCTGTCACTACCCTTAACTGCAACACTAACCCATATGGTGGTCAATCTTCTCAATACTCTGTCGGACGTCCTGTCCCTGCCACTATTGCCTACAATCAGTCTCTAGTTGCTGCTTCTTTGTACGTTGATTATGTGTTTTTGGACACTGATGAGCGCCGCAGAATGGCTCAGAACCCTCATGAGTACCTTATTTCTCAACTCCAGTTCACTGGTGATGAGTCTGTTGGTTCTTCTTCTAACAAGATCAAGCTCAACTTTAACCACCCTGTTAAGGAGCTCATCTGGGTTATCCAACCTGATCAGAACGTTGATTACTGCTCATCTTTGACATGTGATGCTCTTCTTTTCAAAGTCCTTGGTGCTCAACCTTTCAACTACACAGATGCTATTGATGCTCTTCCTAATGCTGTCCATGCTTTCGGAGGTCCTCAATCTATTGCCCGTGACTCTAGCGCTTTCATTGATGCTCAAGGTCTTTTCCAAGATGCTGGTTCCCTTGACTACATCCCTGGTGCCGGTTTCACTGGATACTGGCATGGTCCTTCCAACCCTTATAACGAGGTCAATCTTGGAGGTCCTCAAGTTCCTCTTCCTACTGGAACCCCTGCTGATATTGCTGCTCTTTATCAGGCCACTGGTGGTTCTCACCTTGACAACTCTGGTGTCTCTGATGCCGGTACATTCGTCCTTACTGAGACCTCTCTTGACATGCATTGTTGGGGTCAGAACCCTGTCGTCACCGCTAAGCTCCAACTTAACGGCCAAGACCGCTTCTCTGAGCGTGAAGGTTCTTACTTCTCTTGGGTCCAACCTTACCAAGCCCACACACGTAACCCTGATGAAGGTATCAATGTTTACTCTTTCGCTTTGAGACCTGAGGAACATCAGCCTTCAGGAACTTGCAACTTTTCCAGAATTGATAACGCCACTCTTCAGCTCGTTCTTTCTAACGCAACTGTTGAGGGTACCAAGACTGCTAAGGTTCGTGTCTATGCTACAAACTATAACGTTCTAAGAATTATGAGTGGAATTAACGAGTTTACGCTACAATATACGATGTACCAACATGTATTAACCTCCTGTTCCAAACAGTTGGCTGCCATATTAGATATTTGCTTTCTAATGTGGGTAAACAGTGTAAAGCAGATATGCGAAGTTTATAATTTCGCATTATATAACCAGCTAGTCTCTTTCTGACTATCAAGTCATTTTGAGGCAACATTTCTAAATTGCAGGAACATCCTGATAGCCTTTTCTACTACTTCAATATGTGAAAACATGTTGAATACCCGGGGTAATGACCTAGGGCATAGTGATAACGAAAAGGATTGGACAATCTGCAGCCAAGCTCCTAAATGCGCTAAAGCAAGCATATGGAGAAGGTTCAGAGACTATAATGGAGTGGGTCTGAGAAAGTTAGCAACTTTCAATGAAGACTTAAGGAATAGTCCGAGCTCAAATAGAAATATTTGAGTTGGAATAAGCACACCTGGGGAGGTTTAGCTTATTCAAATTAATTACACCATATGTCGTGTCATATTATTTTATACAAATCATTTTTTTACATCATAAAATTTAATACTATAATCATTAAATTAAAATTGCAAATAATTTAAAGATTAATGTGTATGTTACATTATACTATGACTGATACAATTGCATATGACAATCAAATACATTTAGATAGATTTACATATAATCCTCCACATCCATCTTACATTGCTGGATTTATAGATGGTGATGGATGCATTTTTATAAGAAAAATTACAGATGGTTATCAGTCTGGTTTTTCAATAACACAATGTAGAACAAATATATTACAAATAATTCGCTATCATTTTGGAGGAAGTATAACATCTTCAGCTAATAGAAATGATAAAACAATAAATTTAATGGACGACAATAATGAATATTATCATAAACACAATATTAGAAATCAGTATAATTTATTAATAAGAAATAATGAATATCAGGTATTACTAGATTATTTACAAAATAGTTTTATCATTAAAAAAAATCAGTATTATTGTTTATGTGAATTTAATAAGTTAGCAAATTTACCAAATAAATATGAAGAAAAAGAAGAATTATATTTAAAATGTTCTAATTTAAATAAAAGTTGCGAGTTAAATGAAATATATTTAACAAGATTAAACATTGAATATATTGCTGGTTTATTTGATGCTGAAGGTTGTATATTTATTGAAAATAACCTAAAAAAAATAAAAATTACAATAGCACAAAAAAATCATCCAAATATATTACACGAAATCTCAAAATTTTTAGGATTTGGAAAAATTTATGATTATCAATTAATAATATATAAAAAAGATGATTGTTTAAAATTTATACAATTAATAATTCCACATTTAATCGTTAAATTTAATCAAGCAAATGCATTTCAAATGTTTTTGAATACACGTAAAATATCTATGAAAGAAATAATGTATAAAATTTGTAATAGTGAGAAACATGAAATAGAATTATTTACTAATTTAAATCAAAATGATAAAGGAAAAGAAGGTTATTTAGAAAAATTAAGATTAAAAGGTCTGAAAGAACAAATTTGTAAAGAAATTCATAACAAACAAGTTTATAAAGATAAATCTGAAAAAATGACAGGAGAAGGAAATCATAATTATGGTAAAATATTTTCAGAAGAAACAAAGAAAAAAATGTCTCTCTCCATTAGAGATGTAAAAGGAGGGGTGAGTGATGAAGTTATAATAAAAGTGAGACATTTATTAAAAGAAGGACATAAAAATATAGATGTACAAAAATCACTTAATTTACCAAGACATACAATAACTAGAATTAAAAATGGTGAAATTGTATGTCGTAATGAAGAAAAAAAAACAAAAAATTCTTTAACACAAGAAGAAGTTAATTTATCAAAAAGAAAAATAAATGCTGATGATATTATATGTGTAATTGAAAAATTTATAGAAAAATGGAAACCAATGCAAATTTTAGATTATTTCATAGAACAAAACAAAAATAATATTACTATTGATATGATTAAAAATATAAAAAGAAATTTACAAAATGGTAAATCAGTTATTTATGAATCTGAATTAGTACAAGAAAGTTATGAATATTATTTGAATTTATTCAAACAATTTACTGAAATAAATGTATAAAAATATATTTGTCATCTATAACATGGATAACAAATACAAAAAAGATTTTATACAAATGAAAAAAGAAAGAAGAGAGAAAAAACGTACTGCGAAACGTGATATTACTGGCGAAGAAGTTATTTTTATATTTGAAAAAGTATTAGAAGGATGGAAAACAATTAAAATATACAATACACTTATTCAAAATAATCCTAATTCAGCTATAGATAAGAAAAAAACCGAATCAATCGCAACAGGAAATTGTAAAGTATATGAATCAGAACTATCAAAAGAAAGATTTGAATATTATACTGGTTTAAGAGAGAAGGTATATGAACATAATAAATAGTAATATTTTAATTATAAAAATTTAGGTAAAAAATACGTTACATTTTTAAAATTGGTAAATTATTTAGTACTTATATATATATATATATGAGCTTACCACATGATTTTTCAGTAAATACATATAAGTTTTTAAATCTTGATTTAAATCAAAATGCAAGTGATCAAGAGATTATACATCATTATTTAAATTATGGAAGAAATGAAGGAAGAAGATATCTTACTGATTCTGTAATAAAAACACCTCGTGAGGTAGTTAATCAAGTAATAAATCAGCCTATTGAAAATTCATATCCAGAAATTATTGGATATATACATGTATGTCAAATTGGACAATGGCAAATTACATTTGATATGATAATGAATAGTATTAAAGAAAGTGGATTGTATAATCAAGTAAGAGAAATAAGAGTAGGTGTTGTAAACAATGAAGGAAATGTAATACCAGATGAAAGATTTAATGATCCAAAAATTGTCATTATAGGACACGGACCATCTAGATTATATGAAAGAGTAACATTACATACTATGAGACAACATGCTGAAACTGATAATTGTCAATATTGGTACGCACATACAAAAGGAATTTCACATTTTGAAAATAATTCAGATAAAAAAGATTTTGTTATTGACTGGATAAAGTTAATGATTCATTGGAATTTTAAAAATTGGAGAATTGCCTCAAATAATTTATTGAGGCATGATGCTTATGGTTGTGAATATACAGGTAATCCAACACGACATTATTCAGGTAATTTTTGGTGGGCTAATTCACAATATATAAGAACATTACCTAATATTATTGGTCATAATTATTGTGATCCTGAATTTTGGATATTAAATAGATCAGAAAATATTATTTGTAATATATTTTCATCCGGATTAGATGGAGGTGATCATTACTATCATAAATCTGGTTTTTTTTAACTAAGTTTCTATAATTTTATTTCAATTTTTTCTATTTTTTCTCTTCTTCTTCTGAAACTTCAATATAAGTATTATTTTCCCAAACTACTTTTTTACTATTGAATAATCGGTTCATATTAATAATTTCTGGTTTTTCAGTATCTGATGTAAATAATTTTGAAATTTGATCATCATCACGAAACCGAATTGTATAAGTTTGTTGAATATTATTTCGTCCGATTCGTCCCATGGCTTGAATCAATTTTTCTTGAGTTAATTCTAAATCCTTACTCAAGAACCCATGACAAAACTGATAATTAGTACCATAAATGTAGTCACTTGATGCAATAATCATATACAATTTTTGTTCTTCTGCAAGCTTTTTCATAATTTCTGTATAAGTAATATTCTCATGATTAATAAAGACTCCAATTCCCATCATGAGCAATACTTTCCAAGAGTTTTCTACACCTTTGAGTGCCATTATATCACAAACAAATTGTTCATCTACATTACTAGTAAAAGCACCATTAGTATTTATAGATGTAGCCCATTTATCTAGATGCATTTTTTTATTAGGAATAAATGCATCATTCAAAGATGCTGATTTTATTAGAGTACGCAAAGCATTAATTTCTTGAACCATTTTATTCAACTTACCCTTACTTTCCATTTCTTCAGGAGAATCACGTGACAACTTCTTAGAATCTTTACCACCTTTATTTCTACCATTAATAGTACTACCATTATGAAAACTTGACACATTATTTTTTGCTTGTTGTTCTCCTTGTTCTTTGATTACATCCACCTCTGACTCTAACGTGTAGAGTCTTTCATTGATAGCATTGTTATATTCAATTTTTTTCATTAAATCATCCATTACTATTGATGGTATATTTGCTTGCTGGATACAAAATTTGGCAATTTTTTCTACATCATTGGAAATAAAGATTGTTGGACCAGATGTCAAAGTATAAGCATCTTTAGTAGTAACATAAACACCTGATGTACCAATTACTTCCTTATTTGGTATTTGTTCGCTAGATAAACGAGTAAGAGGAGTACCAGCCAAACTTGTAGAACTATTTGTGACTCCTAGTCCAATAGTTATACCCGGTCCTATACTCTTTACTTTTGTAATTTTATTACCTTTTATATCAATACTAGAATTTTCTACAATTCTAGGTTTACGCATTCGCATAAAATGGCTGTAAATAATTGACCATTTATCTACAACAATATTTTGCAGTAAATTTATATAATACATTTTAATATTTTTCATATTTATGTCATCAAGTGTTTCAAAATGACGTTCTACATTTGTTTTTGAATTTCCGTAACAATTTTCATTTACGTAATCAATTAATTCGCAAACTTCTTTTAGATCAAAATATCTAAGTAATGTCAAATGTTCATTGCAGTGTTTCGCCACTTTCAAAATGTCAGAATATTTATCACTTAAATAATGCGGCACCACAACAAGACCATCTTTATTAATGATCGGAATAGATTTTTTACAATCATGACTTACAATATTGCAAATCTCTGCACCAGGAAATTTTATCAAGAAGTCTGGTAGTGTTTCCGTAAGTTCATGCTGTTTCGGTAATGTTGCAGAAGATAGGACCATGTTTGGTATCATATTTTGTTTCCAATTATCCTGGATTGTTTTATGAATATCATGAGAAGTATAGTCCATAGTGATGGTTGGTTCATCCCAATAGGTAATAATATTTTCTGCGTCAAAGAATGCAAGCATATAATACATAGCAGGTAGATAAGAGCGAATATCACAAATAATTATTTCTACATTATCTCCAACACTATTATCTACTTTTCCAATACCACCAGTACGTTTATTTTTGGTAAATACTTTTGCAGCGAAATAATGCAAACGAATATCATCCGCACTTGAGCAACCAAAAGCAAATGCAATCTTCTTTTTAACTGAAATTGCGGCCTTTGCCAAAGCTAGTCCAACATGTCTGGCAGCACATACAAAGATTATCTTTTTTTGTTCCGATAAAGCAATTGGCGTTAAAGTTTTACCAGTTCCAGTTGGGGCCATATATAATACCAATTTAGGTGTCAAACTTTTGCAGATTGTGAAAATTTCCTTCTGATGTTCATATAACGTTAAATCCGAATATTTTAATAAGCTTTCATTTTTCTCAATAAAATCCACAGCATTTTGAATAATAGATATTTTTTCAATATTTTGTTCAAAGAAATTCAATATTCGGTTTGTTAGTTCAATAATGTGTCTATTGAGACGAATAATATTGTTGCGTATTAATTTATAAAGTGTATAATAATGATAATGGAACAATTTACTATTTACAGAATTATTTTTCAATAACTTTTCTATATGGTCTATTAATAGAAATTCATAAATATCATTTTTTTTAAGTGAGTTTTCATCAAAACGTTCTAACCGAACTCTATCAGCAGAATTGATTTTTGTATCACTATCTAATTTTATAAATTTATATGAAGGGTTTAATTTCTTTAATTCTTCTTGAATTTTATCAGCACGTTCGCGTAAATATTTATTATATAAATAATCTTCCATTTTTTCTGAATAATCTATCTTTAAGAATGTAAAGATAGAATTATTATTATTTATCTTTACATTAACATCATGATATCCTTGCATAATCATATTTAATACATTCAATTCATCTTGAGAAACGGATAACTCAATAGAGTCCCATTCTGATTTATTCAGTTTTCTTTGTTGTAAATCCATTATGTGATTGTGTATATAGAATATGTAGATACTTCTTTATATTTATTTTATAAGTCAATTTTTTTTAAAATTGAAATGAAAATAAATTTAAAGTCAAAGTTATAATTATACATAATAAGATGTCTCAATCAAATTGCATTATCGTTTCCATTGAAGGTAATATTGGTTCTGGAAAGTCAACATTAATGGAAAATCTTAAAAAAACATATAAAAATATTAGTCAAGTTATTTTCTTGAAAGAGCCAGTAGATGAATGGGAAAATATCAAAGATTCTAATGGTGTCACAATTTTGCAGAAATTTTACGCGGACCAAGAAAAATATTCATTTGCATTTCAAATGATGGCTTACATTTCTAGGTTGAAAGTATTACGTGATGCTTTAAAAACATTAGACACAACAAGTGATAAAAAATACATTATTATTACAGAGAGAAGTCTAAATACTGACCGCTATGTATTTGCAAAGATGCTATATGAGTCAGGTAAAATGGAACACGTGTTTTATCAAATTTATTTAAATTGGTTTGATACCTTTTCACAAGAATTTCCTGTACATAAAATTGTATATGTAAAAGTAGAACCATCCGTTTGTCATACCAGAATTTCAAAAAGAGCTAGAGAAGGCGAAGATTGTATTCCACTTGAATATTTAGACGCATGTCATAAATATCATGAAGACATGTTGCAAAATACAGAAAAAATGGTTTTAGATGGAAACGTAGACATTCATGAAAAAACAACTCAAATGGAAGATTGGTTATATGAAATTAACTATTTTATTCGTTAGAATATTATTAAAAATTAAATAAAAATTTAAATAAATAGCGATTTTTCTGATAAATTAATAATTTTTTAAATTTTATTATATTATTACATATTATAATGTTTTATAGTCAAGCCTCAGCATCAGCCTCAGGATTAGCCAGAGCAACTGCGTCAGCTATTGCATCTACCTCTGGTATCAGTAACCAGTTCAGCAATATCAGATGTATCACAAAAAGATGCGGATAATTTAGCATTATTAACCGCACAAAAAGAAGCTGAACAATTAGCTTTAATTAATGCGAATGAAATTGCTAATAATATTTTAGTTGGAAACAACGAGTTAGTTATCATTTCTGCTTTAGAAGAAGAATTTTTAATCAACTATAGTAATGATGAAAAAATAAAAATTACTCTAGTTACCAAGTCACCATTTCCAACATATAGAGTTCTAACAAATGATGCCGAATGTCTATATATTGTTTCAGGTGTTGGGAAAGCAAATAGTGCAGCATCCATTATGTATGCTATAAATGGTTTAGGTGCAAACAAAATTGTCTGGTTTGGAACATCAGGAGGTGCACTACCTAAATATAACATAAATGATATAGTAATAATTAAAAAATCTATATACATTGATGCAGATTATACAGCTTTTGGATATGCATTAGGACAGATGGCCGGTGAAGATTTATTTCAATATACTTCTGAAGATTTTTCTAATTTAAATTACGAACTTTTACAAAAAGATACAAAATTAGTTACATATAATGATGGAACTAGTGGAACTTGCGATCAATTTGTAACAAATTTTGAATTATTAGATAAGTTTCCACCATCATATGATATTGGTTTAGTTGATAATGAAAATACATCAGCTTTACAAATAATCAATTCTTTAAATAAAAAGTCATGTATTATTCGCTATATATCTGATGATTTAACTGATTCAATAGATGGACAAGTACAAACATTTGATAAAACACTTGTTTTTTGTTCTATATTTTTTAGAAAATATTTTTATGAAAATTTAAATACAATTAAAAGTTTTTAAACATATAAATAATATAAAATTAATAAATTATATTTATATTATTTATGTCAGAAACATCTAACAATATTATCGTGACGTGTCCACATTGCCAAGAATTTATAGAAATTCTTCAAATAAATTGCGCTATTTTTCGCCATGCAATATTTAAAGTATCTGGTCAACAAATTGACCCACATTCTTCAAAAGAAGTTTGTGAACAATATATTAAAGATGGTATAATATTTGGATGTGGAAAACCATTCAAAGTGATTGTAAAAAATGATCATTTTTTTACAGAAATATGCGAATACATTTAAAAAAAATTGAATTTAAAAAGTTATAAAAAATAATACTACACTAATACAGATATGAAAATTATGACAACAGCTTTATCATTAAATGCTTTAATTAATCGTTGTTTTGAATATGTCAATGACGCGACACATTTTTATAAAATTGACGAATCTCACGGTTTAAAACATAGTATGGAAGTATTTGGATTTGCAAAACGTATTTACGAGAGCGAAGTTTTAAAAAATCCCTTTTTACAAGACCAAAAAGAAATTATATTTGCCGCAGCAATAGGTCACGATATGTGCGATAAAAAATATATGAACGAAGATGAAGGTATTATAAAATATAAAAATTGGCTATTTGAATTTATGACAGAACCTGATTTGGAAATAATGGGAAAAATTATTTCTACAATGTCTTATTCAAAAGTTAAAATAAATGGATATCCTGACTTGGGTGAATATCAGTTAGCATATCATATTGTAAGAGAAGCGGATTTGCTTGCAGCTTATGATATTGATAGATGTATTATGTATACTATGCATAGAGACAATTGTAAATATACGGATGCCTTAAAAGATGCATTAGATTTGTTTAATTACAGAGTATTACACCTTTTCTCATTTAAAACGCCCATTTTATTAGGCAAAAAAATAAGAAAAAAGTGTAAAATCAATAGTAGGAATTTCACCTACGATGGTCTTACTTTTTCATCTTCTTTGTTTTTACTTGAAGATGTGAAAGACGAAATTTGAAAACATAATGGTCGCTCTTG